AGAAGAATGTCATGGTGGAAGTGGAAGGAACCTCAGAACCTTTCCCGTCGGAAGCGTCAGACGTCTAGTCGTACGTCTCGCGCTAAGGATAGGAAGACCAGTCGAGGAAGTCCTAAACATCAGCCCAGACCTATTCGCGACATATATCGAGGAGCTACAAAATGGCGAAAAGTAGCAAAGACTTCGACATCTATATCGAGGGTCTGAACGAAGTGCTTCGATCTTTCCGTAACTTACCAAAAGACGCCGCAAAAGAACTTAGAGACTCATCGGTACAAATAGCCGAAAAATATATGGTTCCATCATGGAAACACGCCGCATATGCAGCCGGACCTTGGGGACCTAAAATCGCTGATTCAGTTAAAGCAAAGCGCGATAGAATCCCAGCAGTCCAAATCGGTGGAAACAAAAAAGTATTTAGCGGCGGAGCATCCGCGACCATGGTTCGATACCCATCCGACAAAGGAAACCGAGGCAGAGCGGCTAAAGGCGCAACAAATCGTATGCCCCCAGCTTTCGGATCGGGAACGGACTGGATAAGTTTGGCACGTCGAGGATATGAAAAACAAGCAATTCAGGAATGGTCAGAAGCCGTAGATCGCATTGCAGATAAATGGAACGATAATGAGTAAAACACTATCTATTTATTTAGCTGCAGATGTAAAACAACTTGTTTCAGGGCTAAAAAAAGGTGAAGTATCCTTATCAAATTTTGGGGCACAGAGCGATAAAACATCCAGCGGATTATCGAACGCTTGGAAAGGCGCACTTATCGGCGCAACTGCAGCAGCTGGAGCGTTTGCGCTCAAAGTCGGAGTCGATGCAGTTGGCGCAGCTAGTGATTTATCCGAATCTATAAACAAAAGCCAAGTAATTTTTGGAAAATCATCGGCTAATATTTTAGAGTTTGCAAAGACAGCCAACAGCGCATTAGGGCAAACGCAACAACAGGCAATTGACGCGGCCGCAACATTCGCACAATTCGGAAAAGCCGCAGGTCTAGCCGGTGGCGATTTGACTCAATTTTCCACGCAATTTGTTACACTCGCGGCGGATTTAGCATCCTTCAACAATTCCACGCCAGAGGAAGCCATCACAGCTTTAGGCGCAGCATTGCGCGGCGAAAGCGAACCACTCAGGCGATTCGGCGTAAATATTAGCGATGCGGCATTACGCCAAGAAGCCGCAACAATGAAGATTTATGACGGATCAGGTGCGCTCACAGATCAACAAAAAGTCTTAGCGGCCCATAGCCTCATCCTGAAAAAAACAACAGACCAGCAAGGCGATTTCGAGCGGACAAGCGATGGACTCGCAAACCAAATGCGGATCCTAAAAGCCTCAGTCGGTGATCTCTCAACCTCATTCGGCAAAGGATTCCTCGAAGGCATGGGAGCCGCCACAGGTGGCGTAGGAGATTTTGCAAAATCAGTCCAAAACCTTCAACCATCAGTCCAAGGAATTGGCGCAGTAGCCGGCAGAACTGCAACAGGTGGACTGGGTTTATTCGGCGAAATACTTCACGGCATGACCACCACCGGCGGTGTTCTTTGGACATTCGGAAAAATCATTGGAGTCGATACCGACGCGGTAGATCAGTTCAATGGCGCATTGAGCACAACCAATCAGCTCATGGACACAGCTTGGATGATGAACGACATGCCAGGCAAAGGCGTCATAAACAATGAAACAAGAATCCGACTCACCAATGAAGCAAATCTGAAAATAGCTGCACAAATAAGAGCCGCGGCTAAAGCCCAAAATGGAACCAAATCCACCACCGCGCAAACCGAAGCGGAAAAAGCACTCACCAAAGAACTCGAACGTCAAAAAAGCGTCCTAAACGATTTATATGATACACAACTAGAAACATTCAACGGAGCAAAATCAGCCCTTCAAGATGCAACAACAGCACTCGAAGACTGGAACAGTAAAATCTCGAGCTTTTCCAGCGATCTCCAAGGGAAAATCCTCTCAGGGACATCCTTATCTGACGCACTCACTGCAGCTGGCACAGACGCATCTAAAGAAGCCGGAAAAACCACAGCAGAAATATTTACTGAGCGTCTACAAAAATCCATAGATTTCGGGCGCACACTCAAAGAACTCCAAGCCTCAGGGGCTAAAGACAACCTCATCCAGCAAGTCGCAGCAATCGGACCAGAAGCAGGATTATCACTAGCTCAAGAACTTATAGACAAAGGCCTAGTGCCTGGGCTCCAGTCCAAACTCGATCAGGCAGAAGAAGCAGCTCTCACCGTTGCACAATCCCTAGTGCCACCATTCTTGATTGCCGGACGTGACGCAGCGCAATCCACATTATTGGGAGCCATGGCAGAGTTTGATCGTCAGAAAACTATCCTCGAAGCAATTGGCGCAGCCGTAGGGAAAACCATTGGCAATGCTGCAGCAAAGGAAATAGCCGACGCGATCGCAGCAGCCTATAAAGCGATGGGCACAAACGCACCGACAGGCACAGCATCAGATCAGACAGTAATGGATCAGATCGCTGCAGGCGCATCAGCTGCAGCCGCCGCAACAATCGTCCCGAACGCAATCGGATACAGCGGATTCGATACCGCATCATACGTCAGCGCATACTTGAACGCTGGGCAAGATATTGGCCGTGTGATCCTGCAATCAAATAACCGTAACGGATGGTGGGAAACCCCTACAATTAGTCCGGTGCTCCAATGACTATCACTAGGGTCCAAATAAACGGCAGCACTCTCAGCTTATCTGGCATTGAATACGCGGTAGCGATCTACCATGGCCGCAATGACGTCACTAGCTTACCGACTCCATCAAGCGCAGCTTTCACGACGATCGGCTCAACCATCCTGGGTGCGATCGGTGATGATCTCACTATTCAGGCTTATAGCCAAGACAGGTTTACAGGGAAAATTACCGACATCAACATTGAGCACCTTCACACAACTGACGGGACACCATTCGCCCGTATCCAGTATTCAGCCGTAGGCAACCTCGCAGACCTTGGGCTTTATCAAGTAGGAACCACTGGATACGCCCTAGAAAGTCTTGCGGATCGCATCGATGCAATTTTCACCGAAACCGGAATGACTTACACGGCACTCACAGACCCATACATGATCTTGGAACCAGTAGCCGCAAACAATGGAACCAGCGCGTTACAAATCCTCAACGATCTTGGCGTCCAAACCGGCGGCACAATGTACGACACCCCCAGCGGCAATATCGTTTGGGAGTCATACACGCGACGCGGATACACCTACAATCCAGCGAATTGGGCAGCCCTAACAGCGGCATGGTCCGCCTACCCATACACCTACGACACGGTAGTCGATGCAGCATCGAGCGCACCGACCCCAGTGACCTTGCCGAATAATGATGTGGTGTGGGAACCGATCTGGAGAAACAATAACCAGACAATCCTGAACCATGTGACCGTGACCTATGGGGCAACTAACCCACAATCCACCGTCGATTATGACGATCTAGTGTCCCAAGCCGCTTACGGTTACCGCGCTTACACGCTGACAACCTCATTAGCTGACGGCACAGACGCATACAACCGCGCAACAAACATCATCACTGCGCAATCAGTCCCACGGTATGACCTGTCTAATATCCAGATTCGCGTAGACCTCTTGAACAGCACAGTAAGAGCCCAAGTGCTCGGATTGCTTATGGGATCTCGAGTGCAATTGAACTCACTTCCACAGCCTTCCCCATCAACCTCATACCTGGGCATTGTCGAAGGATGGGGAGAGCAGTATGTCAATGGCACTCACATACTCACACTTTCCCTATCAGACCCACGCTACTCATATGCCATGGCTACATGGGGAAGTGTCTCAGTCGCGCTACTATGGTCAGGCGTCAGCCCGTCCATCCAGTGGTACAACGTCGTCCTACCCGAAGATCTAGCCGCCTAGGAGAAAAGAATGGCAAACACCACCTACGGATCGCCCTATGTGCAATCCTCGGACCTCGTAAGCGGCTGGCCAGCCACGTCGCTATCAGTTGCTAACCGCGTCGATGATGTCGCCATGAAAGGCAACGGCATCAACGCACAAACCGGCACTGCCTACACAACCGTTCTCACCGACGCCGGCAAAACGATCACAACATCGAACGCATCACCTGTCACCGTCACTATTCCAGCTAGTGGAACCGTGAACTATTCGGTAGGCACAGTCATTCAATTCTTGAACATCGGCGCAGGAGCACTCACAATTGCGGCGACCGGCGGCGTAACCATCAACAATAACACCGGCACAGTCAAGCAATACAGCGCATACTCGATCATCAAAACTGCGACCGACACCTGGTATGCAGTGTCGGGCGGTGGTATCCCAAAAGCCTCTTATAGTGCGACTACCGGAAGTCCCACTATTACGACAGTGTCCGGAAAAACTTGCATAAAATTTACCGGCTCCGGTTCAATAACATTGACCGCGGGAACTTTCGATTTATTGCTCGTTGGCGGTGGTGGTGCCGGCGGATCATGGTTGAACACTAGCTATGTGGGGGGCGGCGGTGGTGCCGGCGGAATGGCAGAAATTACCGGAGTTTACGTACCAACCGATGGGACTTACACCGTAACCGTTGGTGCTGGTGGTGCCGGCGGTGTAACAAATTCTACGAGTGGATACGGATCCTTACTCGGATCGTATTCAGTTCCAGGCGGTGGTCGCGGCGGAGCAGTAGATACAGGAAACTACGCGGCCGCAGGCGGATCGGGCGGCGGAGCCGGTGGAAGAAACAACAGCGATTCAGGCGGCGCAGCAATGTGCGGAAACGTAATTGGCTATGCCGGTGGATCTAATACAGTCCCCTATAACCTGAGTTCAGGCGGTGGCGGCGGAGCAAGTGCTGCAGGGGGAAATGCGGCTCCAGGTGTTGGCGGCAATGGTGGAGCCGGAAGATCGTCATCTATAACTGGGTCAGCAGTCACATACGCAGGCGGTGGCGGCGGCACAGGCGCGACTCCAGGATCAGGCGGTGCCGGTGGTGGCGGAGCTGGATCAAACAGCGCACCAGTCTCAGGTACAGCCAATACAGGCGGTGGCGGCGGCGGATCGAATAATAACTTGACTAGTGGTGCTGGCGGTTCCGGCGTTGTAATTCTTTTGATTGGATGATGAAATGGCACACTTTGCTTATGTAGTCGATGGAATTGTGCAGCGCGTTGAACCAGTTGTGAACGAAGTAATTACAACAGATAAAGGCAATGAATCAGAACTGCGCGGCAAGCGTTTCATGGTCAGTCTTTACCCAGAAACAACCGAAGATAATTGGGTGCAATGTTCTTACTCGGCATCTATCCGCGGATGTTACCCAGGCATGGGCTATTCATGGGACGGCACTAATTTTGTCCCACCAATAGCACCACAACCCGAACCAGTGAAAGATGCAGCCGTCTGACTGGGTAACACTTATTGGGGGAGTGTTATCCATACTCACAGTCATTGTGGTCGCAAACGTTTGGCTTATTCGGCAAGTAGTCAGGCAAGAATTACTCAAGTTTGAGGAGAGGTTTCATCGTGGGTAGGTGGCTTTCACAAGCATGGTCGGCAACGCTAACTAAATCCATTACAGGCGCAGCACTCGGCGCGATCCTGTCATGGCTTATGACATCAAACGTAGAACCAGTATTTATCGCTATCGGTAGCGCAGTCATACCGTTACTTATCAACGCGCTAAACAAATACGATCCACGCTACGGAATGGGGAAACTCCCGATGCTTAGCGATGTTGCAAACATGCCAGAAATCGTGATCGAAGGGGAAGACACATGAGCTGGAAACCAGCCGCAGCAGCCCTAACCCTGCGCAAGCAAGTGGACAAGCGTTGGCCTAAACGTGATCGAGGAGCGGACGGCATAATCGGCGACAAGGCACACCAAGCACGACCAAGCGACCATAACCCAAACGCTCGGGGCTATGTGGGCGCGATCGACATCGACGCGGACCTTTTAGGATCGGGCAAAGGTCGAGCCGTTGCCCAGAAACTTGCAGACCAGATTGTGGCCTATGCAGCTAGTGGCAAGCCAGGGTCTAAGCGCATCAAATACGT